ACATATCTTGACAATCCTTTCCTTTCTCCGGAACAGGTCAGAGAGATTGAGGACAACAAGAAAGATGCAAATTGGTGGAAAGTCTATGGATGCGGACTTGAGGGAACACTTGATGGTCTCATCTATGACTTTGAGCAGATTGACAGGTTGCCTCCAAAGGGTGTTGACAAGGCTGAACAGGACAAGACGGATGAGGAGAAATATGCTGATTCCCTTGTGGAGATTCATGGTCTTGACTTTGGATTCACCAATGACCCAACTGCAAGAGTGCAGATATATGCAGACCCAAAGAGAAAACATCTGTATGTCCGGGAAAGATGCTATCAGACACACATGCAGAACAAGCACATCATTGATGACTTGAATGCAGACAGGGTTGGAAAGAATGTTGAAATCTATGCAGATTGTGCAGAGCCAAAGTCAATCAAGGACATTCAAGATGGTGGGTTCAGAGTGGTGGCATGTGACAAGGATGCTCCAGTCAAGTCTGACAAACTGAAATTTCAGTTGCATTGGATGCAGGGATGGAAACTCTTTGTTACAAAGGATTCACTCAATCTCATCAACGAATTGAGAAACTATGTATGGCAGAAAGACAAGGATGGCAAACCTCTGAACATCCCGATTGACAAGTTTAACCACCTACTTGATGCAATGAGATATGCGGTTTGGACAAAGTGGGGAAAGAATGCCGGACAGGGTGAGTATCATGTTTCAATACCTAACAGAAAACAAAGAAGAAGATGACAAAGATAATTGACAATTACAGGAATCTACCAATCGGAAAATATTTGGAGATTTGTGAACTCTCAAGGGATGAGAGCGTTGATGCGCTGACACAGCAGGTGAGAACCATTTCCATTCTGACAGGAATGACAGATGATGAGGTGCTTTCACTTCCTATCTTGGAATATAAGGAACTTGCAGGAAAGACAATGTTTCTTGAAAAGGAGTATGATGGCAAGCTGATGGTCGCAAAGTCTTATGGGCTTGGTGGAATGGAACTGATTCCGGTCAAGGACTTCACCAAGATAACCACTGCACAATATGTTGACTATCAGAATCTGTCAAAGGAGGGAGACAAATTCCTTGTTGAAACCCTGTCCACATTGCTGATTCCGAAAGGCAAGAAGTATAATGACGGATATGACATTGCTGATGTTCACAAGGCAATCAGAGAGAATCTGTCTGTTGCTGATGTCCTGTCCTTGTCTGCTTTTTTTTTGAAATTGTGGGTCAAATCAATCAAGGATTCCCGAATCTATTTGGACAAGCAGATTCAGCAGATTCCGGACAAGGCGGTGAGGGGGATGATGATGAAACGGATGCAGGAGACACAGGAAATCCATTCCAAGAGAAATGGGGATGGATAGCGAATGTTGATGAAGTTTCAGAAACCTGCAGATGTTCATGGGATGATGTTTGGCATATGTCTGCAATTGAGTTTCTGAACATCATATGCTACAGGAGGGACAAAATATCAAAAGAGAAAGAGGATATTGAAAAATGGCAGAGAGGGCATTGATATGAATGATTTGATGGACTTGACGGAACTGCAGCAGGTGTTGCAGGATTTTGCAAATGACATCCGGGAAAGGTACAAAGATGTTCTTGCAAACAATGACCATATTGCATCCAAGAAGTTGTTAAATTCAATAAAGACCGAGGTTGTGGTGGGTGAGCAGGCATATGAAGTCACCATGACCCTTGAGGATTACTGGAAATATGTGGAGTATGACACAAGACCACACTTTCCTCCTCCGGATGCATTGCTCAAATGGATTGAGGTTAAGCCTGTCATCCCAAGACCGGGTAAGAATGGCAGGATTCCGACTCCCAAACAACTTGCCTTTCTCATTGGTAGGCACATCAACACATGGGGAACAACGGGAACTCATGACCTGCAGCAGACCAAGGATGACATCTTTGCATGGTACAAGGATAAGATTGCTGCTGCACTTGGCAGGGATATTGCAAATTATATCAGAAAAATAGTCCGGTGAGAACCGCACTTTGTTTTGCATAGCTACTACTTTTATTGACATGGGGTGTTCCATTTACGGAGCATCCCATTTTTATATTTCATATAAAAGAGAGATATGGCAAATCCTATTTGGAAAGATTATTATGTTGACCTTGGTGCAGGGGAATCCTGCCAGTATCGCATTCTTGTCAATGCGGATATAGTCTATTCGGGAAAGGCATGGAAAAGACCGGGCAGTGCTACCATAAACATTCGTGTAAATGACATCTGTGCGGACTTTTTGAATCACACACTGCCTAATTTGTCACCGGAGGAATTCACAGCCTTGTCTTATCCGGTCAAATTCAAGGTACAGAAATATGGCACTTCGTGGGAGGATGTGACTACAATAGAATTCCTTAACGATTGGTCATATGACTATGGATATAATGTGTTGACAGATGGGATGGCATTTCCTGTCAATGGAAGAATAAACATTAATCAATGGCTGACCTATACTGCTTATGGAGTTGAAGCAATGACCGCTACGGTATTATTGCAGAACGGTACAACAAAACGTGTGCAGATTCCGCTTGAGGTGGATGCAGACTTTAATGCAGATTTTAATACAGATTTTTTGCGTTCTGTCAATGCTGCAGGTGGAGGAACTGCGGTGTTCCGACCATCATCATATGGTAATGTCGCAAAAATGACAATCAACGGAGTTACATATGATGTGGTTGACAGGTGTGCAAGATATGTTATCTATTATATCAATGCATATGGTGGTTGGGATTCACTTCTTATCGAGGGTAATCATCAGGAAGCTGATGAACTGAATAGATATATGCGTGATGTGGAGTATGATAACAGGGATGTCCAAAACAGGAGCAAGAAAAATTACATCAATGAAATCACCAAGAAACTTGTACTGCATACATCATGGATGTCAGATGAAGAGTCTTTGAGGATGCATCATCTTATGAATTCCATAGATGTCTACCTATATGACATGCAGCTTGGTCAGATGATTCCGGTTGTGGTGGATGATTCCGAAACCAAGTATAAGACTTATAAAGGGGAGGGGGGCAAACTTGTAAACTATTCAATCAATGTGACCATTGCACATGACAGGATAAGGAGGAGGTAATATGAGAAAACGCATAAGTTTATACATAGCAAGTCAGTTGGTAGACCTTGACAATCAGTCTTTCATTCTGTACAATTATGCGGTGGAGGATATGACCAATCCCACAATTATAAGGAATTCGTTTTCACAGCAGATAACACTTAAGGGTTCACCGACCAACAACAGAATATTTGGTGGAGCATTCAAGGTGGATAGAAAGACATTATATGGTGTCAGATATTTGGGGGCATATTATGATATGTCAAGGAGGACTCCGTTCACCATATACAATGAAATGAATGAAATTCTAGAATCCGGATATTGCAAGTTGGATAAGGTCAAGAGGGATGGTGTGTCTGTTGAATATGTGGTAACCTTGTATGGCGGTCTTGGGGCATTCTTCTATGGTCTTGCAACCAAGGATGATGGAACATCAAAGACTCTTGCAGATATGAGATATATCGGAGCAGATGGTTCGTTCACGAAATATCCCGGAAGTTTTGCTCAAGCAGGAGGGTATGCAATGTTGAAAGAGGCATGGTCATATCTTGCCAATCCGGATGGATATGATGCTGCAGGAAATGATAATTGGTGGGCGAACATCATAAACTTCGCTCCGGCATACAATGGTCTTCCAGACAAGTTCTCTGCAGACAAGGCTGTTGTTGACAATAAGTCATATGGCAATGTCCCTTATTCACAGGTCAAGGATGGACAGACTTATACATTCAAGGATGGTACAAATGCCAATCTGATGTTGTTCACAAATCCACACACGGAATGGGAAATCAAAGACCTCCGATGGTATCTGCAAAGACCTGTATTCAGAATAAAGGCGTTGTTTGATGCAATCTGTGACACGGAGAATAATGGAGGTTATAATGTGGAATTATCCTCATCGTTCTTTAATAAGGCAAATGAGCTGTACTGGAATGGTTGGATGACTCTTCCTATGATTCCGATAGAGGAAAGGAATTCTGCAGATGCATTATATAATCTCCTTTCTTCTTCCAAGAGTGTTGCTGATTATCTCATTTCCTTTGCCAAGATATTTGGACTTGTTTTCCGTTATGATAATGGGTTGAAAACAATTTCAATCATGACAAGGGCTGATGCATATGCTAATTCGGAATTGATTGATTTGACAAAGAGAGTCAACAAAAAGGATATTGCCATCACTCCTTTATTGGCACAATCACGATTCTATCAGTTTGGAGGAGGGACAATTGGTGAGTGGGCTTCCGATTACAAGTCCGATTATGGCAGGGATTATGGCATTCAGATAGTCAACACTGGCAATGAATTCAACAAGGATATATCCAATATAACAAGTGGTATTGTGTTTAAGGATGCCGTTGAAGTGCAGGAAAGGAATCTGCTCTTTACATCTTCATTTGATAGGGATGAAGTGGTAGGACAGGGAATTGATCTATTCCGATTGCCGTTATATGAACAGGTGACATTACAATTGTGGAATGGTGAGACGATGATGGAGGAGAGCATTACACTGCCATATGAGGGATTTGTATTCTTCGATAATCCGGATTATCCTTTGTCTGATTGGCTTCCAAAGGTGCAGTTCCATGACAAGGATGACAAGTCGATTGATGGTGCAGACGTGCTCTTGGTCTTCAATGGGATGAAAGATACTCCGGAATGGAAATCGTGGGCGAGTCTGCAGTATAGATTGACAGATGATACGCAGGATATGATAACCCTAAATGGTGGCATGCCTTGTTGGAATTTCTCACAGGAAAACACAAGGATGTTAACTGCACTTCCGTCATTTCGCAGATGCCATACCTATGATGTTGATGGTGATGATGTGATTGATGCATCTTATGAGTGGGGTGTCCCGAAAGCGAGAGGAGTCAATGGTGTAAATGATGAAAGCACCAACCCTGCAACGATATATAACCGATGGTGGAAGTCATATCTTTCGGACAGGTATGATGATGACACATTCAAGATGACAACCAAGGTTGATTTGAAAGGGTTGCAGGTAAATCAAGACCTCTTGCGGAGATTCTTCTATTATGATGGTGCAATCTTCGTTCTTAACAGGATAATCAATCACTCCCTAACAACATGGGATGATACGGAGTGTGAATTCATTAAGGTGCAGGATATTAATAATTACAGAAATTAGATATGGAAGAGACAATCACCATCCTAAAGGTGGGAACAGAGGAGGCGGTCAGAAGTGTCAATGACCTCAAGGAAAACATTAAGTTGCTTAAGCAGAATCTTGGTGAATTGGAAATTGGCACAACCGAATATCAGAATACTCTTGATGAACTCAAGGTCAATCAGAATGCATTGAAAGATGCAATGTATGCAACATCATCCTCACTGGAGGATGTCACTGCTGCAGCAACAGGAGCATCAAAGTCATACAATTCCCTAGTTCATCAGATGGCTGCACTCAAAGAGGAATGGAGGGCAACCAATGATGAGGCGAGAAGAAATGAACTTGGATTGCAGATTGCTGAAATCAATCAGCAACTCAAGGACATGGATGCATCTGTCGGAAACTTCTCAAGGAATGTGGGAAACTATGAGTCCGGTGTTGTCGGTCTTGTTGAGAGATTTGATGCATGGGGTGATACCTTGAAACAGATGCCTCCGACTCTTGGTGCTGCAAAAGAGCAGATTGGAAAGGTCGGTGAAACCTTGCAGTTGGTGGGTAAGCAGCCAATCTTGGGAATCATCGGTCTCCTAGCACCAATCATTATCAAGATAACAGAGGCATTGAAAGACAATCAGACTGCAATGGATGCGGTCAAGAGGCTTATGTCATCCCTTGACCCTATCATGAAACTCTTTGAAAAGGCATTGGAGGGTATTGCAAAAGCGGTTGCAAAGGTTGCTGATTGGCTTAGCAGGATGATTGGCAAGGTGACAGAGAGATTCACACAGGCAAAAGAAGAGGCAGAAAACTTGGGTGAAGCAGTTGCAGAGGGCATTGAGGAAGCAACACCGAAAGCGGTCAAGGCTGCTGAAAAAATGGGTGAGAAGATGGCAGAGGCAATTGAGAATAAGTTGATGGAGATAGACTGGGATAAGGTCTCTGCAGCTAACACAAAAAGGATTGAGGCAGAAAAGAAGATAAGGGAGGCTGCTGCAAAAGAGCAACAGGAACTCAATGACATGGTGGAAGCTGAATGGGAGTCAACCAATGCATCTATTGATACATACTTTTCAGAGATTCAACAGAATGAGCTTGAATCAATGGAAAGGTCAAAAGAAATGGCACAGGTAAGGATAGACTCTATGTATGCGCTTGCTGATGCTACATCAAGTGTATTAGGTTCATTGGCAAGTATGTATGAATCGGATGAGGAAAGTGCAGAAAAAAATGCCAATAAAATCAAGGCTTTGAGAATTGCGGAGGCAACCATCAATACCATATCCGGAGCAATCGGAGCATATATGTCAGCAGTGTCATCTATACCTGCACCTTATGGAATCATTGTTGGTGCTGCACAGGCTGCATCTGTGACTGCAGCAGGATTGGCACAAATTGCACAGATGAAAAAGACCAAGGTATCATCATCTAGCACATCATCATCTGCACCATCTGCCATTGTATCTGCGCCTAATGTGGAAACAAGTCTCCAGTCTGTTAGGAATGTCACAACAGCAACCGAGGAAGACAGGCTGAATCGAATGGCAAAAGACCAAAGGGTTTATTTGGTCACTTCTGATGTGGAGGCAGCACTTGATGACAGCAAGGTAAGGGTGGAGGAGTCTTCTTTCTGATGTCCCTGTTACGAATTTCATTCAATTTATATTTCAAGAAAAAGATAATATATGATAGTGACTATTGACAACATCCCTGTTTACAATGCAACAATCTCTGATGAGGAGACAGGGATGTTCAAAATATCTCTTGTAGATGAACCTGCAGTGATGTCCAATTTCCTTGCCTTTGATAAGACAAGGAAACCTCTCATGTATGCAATTGCCAATGAGGAAAAGAGGATTGTCAGAGGGGTTGTCATGAGAGCAGATTTCCCCATCTACAGGTATGATGAGAAATTTGGTGAATATTACATCATATACAAGGCTGACACAATCAGACAAATGGCTGAAAAGTATCTCCTTGAGAGCAGACAGAATGATGTCAATCTCATGCATGAGGAGAATTCTGATGTGGATGGTGTGCAGATGGTTCAATACTTCATCAAGGACACAGGTGCAGGAGTCAATCCAACCGGATTTGAGGACATTGCAGATGGTTCTTTGTTCGCTGAATTCCACATTGTAAATGATGATGTTTGGGGACAGGTTAAGGATGGCACATTCAAGGGTTACTCTCTTGAGGGTGTCTTTGACCTTGTGCCGGAACAGGATGAGGAAAGGGTTGAATCCATTGTGGATTCTCTTGAGGGAAAATTCAATAAACTTTTCAAAAACTTTAATATGAGCAAATTTAAAAGATTCAAGGCAGCACTTGCAAAGGTTCTTGCAGAGTTTGCCAATGTGACCACTGACAAGGGTGTTCTTTCTTGGGATGGTGAAGATGACCTCAAGGCAGGAGATTCTGTCTATGTGGAGGATGCTGATGGAAACCGCACTCCTGCAGAAGATGGAGACTACAAGACCACAGATGGCAAGGTCATCAAGGTTGTAGATGGAAAGGTTTCAGAGATTGCTGATGCAGAGGCAGTGGTTGAACCTGTAGAGGAGGAAAATCTTGCATCTGTAGAGACTGATGGTGGTGCACTTTCGTATGAGGGTGAACTTGAGGTGGGAACAGAGGTCTTTGTCACAGATGATGAGGGCAATCAGACTCCTGCACCGGATGATGACTATAAGACCACAGACGGAAAGACAATCAAGGTTTCTGATGGTAAGGTGACAGAGATTGTGGAAGATTCTGCAGAGGGTGAGGATAAGAACACTCCCACAGATGTCAATGCAAGAAAGCATTCAATCTTTTCAAGGATTGCAACTGCCTTTGCAGAGACTTATGAGGAGAAAAGGCAGAAGATTGCAGGGGCTCTTTATAAACTCAATCCGAATGTTTGTGGTTTCGTTTGGGAGGCAAGTGATGAACATGTGGTTTTCTGCTATTGGGGCGAGGAGACCGGATGGGAGGATAAGTTTATCCGTTATTCTCTCACTTGGGATGAGGCAGGAAATCCAATCATCGGTGAGGGTGTTGAAGTCAAACCGGCATTTGTCCCTGTGGATGAGCCAAACCCAACAGAGCAGGTGGAAACACTTTCAAAGGAGAATGCAGACCTCAAGAGGCAGGTTGCAGAACTCAAAAACAAGCCACTTGCAAAACCTGCACATGAGGAGCATGAGTCATCTGTAAAGATGCAGAAGACAGGAGACAAGGGTCTTGACAGACTTGCATCAAGATTCTCAAAGAAGTAAAATGTTACAGATGTAGTGACTTTGATATTTTAATAAAAACTTTTAAAACATAGTATCATGGCAACAGAGAACTTTATTGTGACTTCACTCCCGGAGTATGTTCAGAACAACAGGGAGGTGCTTGTGAACAAATTCGGTCTGCTTGGTAACGGAACAAGACAGAGAATTTCAATTCAGACAGGTGTCAAAGGCAAGGCTGCACTGAATTATCTTGCAATGGATGTTGTCCTGCAGGATGGTGCAGAGTGTGCAT